TTCCAATGGTCTTTTCTTCTGTAAAATATTCTTTTTGAACATTCATAACTAATTGTTTGCATACCTTTTCATATGATTGAGCAGCTTCAATTAAACTTCCGATATTTCTCTGTAAGTCTAACTGTAATTTTAGTGGCAATACTTCATTTCTTTTATTTTTTTTAAAATCGTTATTATACCATCCAACAACTTCAAATACCTGTGTGTTAGATAATGCTACTTTTTTCATAATACTCATATAAAAGTCTCCTATTCATTCTAATTTAAAAGAGCCTATCAAAATGATAAGCTCTATATATTATTCAAATACTAAATTTCCAATCATATTAAATTCTTCAATATTAGATACTTTCTGTACCATTTTTTCATACGCTTGCTGTTTTTCAACAAGTGGAGTTACATAAGCATCAATCTCCATTGCAAGCTTTGTTAATTCTTCAACTGTCCAATCTTCACAGATATTTCCTACATCATTCCACTTAAGAAGAGGATATGAGAGAGACTGTTGAGAATAAATATTGTACATCGCCATTTTCGATGTAAGTTGTCTTTGTTTTTCTTCTGTAACTGTATAATATCTTCCTTCTTCATATTTTGCTTTAGAAAATAGAGGATGAGAAGATAAGTACTCAGCTAATGATGTTTTAGATTCCACAATCTTTTCATTCTTCAATTTATCCAATTCAGGATTTACAATGTAATTTAAATAGTTTTCAGGATTACTATTTAAATCATCCATATTAAGTAATGATTTTTCTTCTACAAATTCATTGTAGTCATATTCAATATAACTTGTTGAAGATTCTTCAAAAGCATTTTCATCTGTTTTTTCAACTCCATTTAAACAAATAAACACCGTAACCATATCACCATTTTCGATGATTTTAACAGGTTGCTGAGATTCCGAGAATCTTGCCTTTACCATAATCGCTCACCACCTTTTTACAAATTTTTATAATATTTCTTACTTTATATTTCTTTTTAAATTTATTGCTATCACTATTTATAATTTGCCCCCAATATGATATTGCTCGTCTAGCCCATACCAACGGTATAAATTTATGTGTAGCAATCATTTTTCCCAATTTTAAAAATGTATGTCGTATTCGTTTAAAAGTTCTACGTCTAATAGTTGTATGCCATCTATAGATACGAAATCCCATCATATCTATAAATTTAGTGTCATGTTCTTTATCTTTATTATCAATTTTTGAGACAAACCAATCAACTTTTATAATTAATCCTAGTTTATCTTTTGCATATTTAATCATCAATTTAACTGCCTTATGCAAATCTTTAGAATTTGTAGATATAAGAAGAATATCATCCATGTAGAATAATTGGTGCTTTATAAGAGAAATATATTCATTTGTTTTGTTTCTACGAGATTTTCTAATTTTATGCATATGACTAATTTCATGATATAGTTGAGATAAGTATAGATTACATAAAAATTGAGATAAATAAGAACCAATAGATAACCCTTTATCAAATGTATTAATAATAGTTTCAATTAACCACAACAGCATATCATTTTTAATATGCTTTCTAAGAAATTCCATTAATAATTTTCTATCTATACTTTCATAACATTTTTTAATATCTGCTTTCGCAAAATAAGTTAACGATTTGTTTCTCAGCCATCTTCTTATTTGACGTACACCTTTTGAACAACCTCTTCCTTTAATAGCCGCACATTGATACACACCTATACGACAAAAGAAAGGTTTTAATCCTTCTACAGCAATATAATCGTATATTTGCTGTTTTACATTTTGTATTCCAATCCGTCTTTCTTTAAAGGAAGATGGATCAATTTTGATTTTATACCAAATTGGAGGAAAATGTAATTCTCTATTTAATAATTCATTGCGAATAGTATCAATAATTTTTTCTACTATCCATTTTACAGCTTCTTTACCATATCTATAAATGATACAATATACCTGATTAGATGTTAAACCAGATTCCTTAGAAAATAATCTTAGTGTATCATTTCTTTTATATTTTCCATCAAGACAATTATAAGTAGCTCTACTTATTAAATCTCTATCTGTAATATCTATATTTTTACAATATCCTTTCGTATTTTTAAGACCATCCTTTTCTAAATTTATGTCCAGACATTTTCGATTGTCTTTAAAAGGCTTTTCGGTTTTTTAATTTCTACTAAGCCCAACTATAATCATGTATTATAGTTTCCGTTTGCCCTTGGACGAGAGTAAACAGATTGGTCTTATAAAAAGAATTTTACGCATCTGCGAAGGTGTGATAAATCACAATAAACTTTTCGTCTACGAATTATGATGCTAAAGATTAAAATGAAATTAAACAATTTCGGCAGCCGTAATTCCAGTTCGTCCTGTCAAGCCTGTTCCTGCAATACAGAAGGAAACCCGCAGAAGAACCATTCCAGAGAAAACCGCCTTGAAGATATTCTCTAGTTCCAGAAGTGCTTGTACCACCTGCATATAATCTACTTGCAATACCCTGTTTATCGCTTGCTCCAATAGCAGAAGGAAACCACGCACCAGTAGAAGTATCAATAGTCAAATCGCCAATCCACCAATCACTTCCTTTTCCGTCAATAGAAGCAGGAATATTACCTATCTTTGTATATGTCTTTTTAATAGTTGCTTCATCAGAACTTCTAGCAACTCCTTTTGGACATACATATACATCTTTACTATAATCTGGTCGAAATACCATTACAGTATCCGAAGCAATTTCATAAGCACCGTTTCTATATTCTCTACCCTGGACACGATATACATGTTTCCAATCTGTATTAGAAATTGGAGAACCATCGTGATGTCCAATTACAGAATCAGTACTTCCAGAATACCAAGGCATTGTTGATATTGTAATATCTGCTGTAACGGTATCTGAAAGAACAATAGGAGTAGTATCAAATCCTGTGTCAACATCAAGATATACTGCCTTATTGTTATCATCTAAAGTTTCAATACTTAAGATTTTAACAACCTTAGCATATTTGTGCATATTAGTAACTCCACGATCTAAATTAACTCCTGTTTCTGTATCATTTAATTGTCCATATCCAACTGATACAGATGAACCTACTAATAAATTGTTTGCTTGTGCATTTGTAACAGGGAAATATGTTTCTTTTGTATTTCTAACAACAGAAGCAGAATATTGAAGATTATAATTCGTACATCCTTTATATAAACTCTGAGAATCTTTTGTAGCACCTTTGATCACATTAAAGATAAATTGAAACGTCATATGTTCTGCACCAGCACCATGATGACCTTTTCCTTTTTTTGGGAATTCAGTCATCATTTTATTATAAGAAGTAAAAGTTTCTGGTTTACCATCTTTTACAGAACGTAAAAACCCATCATCGCCAATACTTGCATAATATTTACTACCAATACACCAAGGCAATACTTCTCCATCAGCGGTAACACATTCACTCCAAGGTTTTAATTGTACATCCGTTCTTAATGGATTTCTCATATCAGAAATTGTAACATCTGCATATCCTTCATCTTGATTTACTTGAAAATCATAATAAAAAGACATTTGCATAGCTCCAACATCCACATTGCCTGTAAATGAAAAATTTTCATCCCCCTCGATAGCAGTAGGATATGGTGAACCATCATCATTTCTTTTATAATTACAATTTACCCATTCAAATAATGGATGTTGTCCATTTAAATAATCATCTTTACCTTCAACAGTGTCAGTAGAAGGGGTAAATTCAAGTCCTGCATTATCTAAAAGTTTCGTACCAGTAGAGGTAGGGTTGGTGGCAAATAACCAAATTCTTGTTCTATATACCTTACCAGTTCTTTTAAAATTATAAAAGTCTTTGATTGTTTCTACACGAGGAGTATTATTTAAAACGTCATGTATTGCTGCTTTTAAAGTAGAAATATCTTTTCTTGCTTCTGTATCTTCTAATGTGTAAACAGTTCCTTTAATATTCGCTTGTTTTATAGTTGTTGTCATAGTTCACCTCCTCAATCAATTACTAAAGTCCCATCATCCGTTACTGTTATATTTAATTCCTTATCCCATTCTTCTATTTTTTCTTTTGTAATTGAGTCAAGTATCTCTTTATTAGAATGAGCGTGTTCTGAGTCCTTAGAAGCGTATTTTTCATCGTGATTATGGTCTTTGCTTGAAACTCCAATTTCATCCGAAGAAAGGTTACCTGTTAATTCTTTCCCATTAATAGATGGTTTATTTTTTAAATCATTATAATTAGAAGTAGATGGGGTAGAAGAGGAAGAAGAACCGACTTTTTTATCTGTATACTTTTTTGCTATCGCAAAAGTTTCAACGTCAATCATTTTTAGACCTCCTTCCAAACACCAGAGCTATTTAACACATATAATTTACATTTATCAATTACAAAACATCTTGAACCGATTGAACATTCTGAAATTTGTGATTTGTCTGTTGCGCTTTCTAATATACCTTTTTTTGTATTTGTTGGAAGTTTAGATATATCTTCTTCTAAATCACAATAAAATTCTTTTAAATTAGGTCTATTATTATTACCAACATCATTAATCCAATAAGCCATATAAAACACCTCCTTCAATTTAAAAAGAGAAGAGTATGTTCATCTCTTCTCTAAAATTATTCATATACAATTGTTGAAATAGAATTATCAGATTCATCAACAACTGGTCTTTGTACTTCATCAGTAAGAATATATACATGAGTATCCTCTTCTGTATAAGCTGTATATTTACAAACAAATGAGATTTTCTTATTAACTATAGAATTATCAAGATAAATTGCTTTTCCTGTTTTATAAGGCTTTACTGTATCCAGTGATTCACCATTTTTATTTCTTCGATACCACTCATAAGTACCACTTGGCAAATCATCTCCCGTAGCTTCAACCCACCTTTTATCACTTGTAGAATACTTCATAAGAGTTACACTTTTTGAAGTTGTATTAACTTTGTAAAAATACCCAATTGTTCCATCAGAAGGTTCTTCTGTAAGGAAATCTGTAGATTTTATTTCGTCAATCTGTTGTCCATTCTGAAAAATCATTGCATAGACTCCACCAACTCCAGAACCATTCACTAATTTATCTCCTAAAGAAGAAAAACATTCTACACTAATAGGGTCAGTTTTGTCCATAACCGTATAGAATGCCTGATAAGTTCTAGTTTTGTAAACTGCACGACATCTAAATGATGCAGTAGAATCAACCATAGGAGGAGTAACTGTAAGATAATCATTGGTACATCCATTAATATCTTGGTAACTACCATCAATATATTTGCTCCATTGGTATGTTACTCCTGTTGTTGCTGTATCCATACCATCATGAAGTATGGTTCTTAAAATAACATTATTATTTCCATTATTAATAGTGGAATCACCAGTTACATATACCTCAAGCAATACAGCATTTTCTCCGCTTTTTGCCTGAATAATTTTATTAATACTAAATTTAAAAGTATTAGAAAGTCCATTTGATGTAATAGTGATAGTGATTTCTCCAGATAATCCAGAAAATAAAGTTGCTCCTTTTGCGACAGAAAGAATAATGCATCCTTCAGAGCTTGTAGTAGCAGGAGTGTTAGATTTTACTGTAATTCCAGATGGAAGGGGAGTAGCTACAACAGCAGTACCATCCGTAGCTTTCATACCTAATTCACATTTAAAAGGAATTGTAATTTCTTTTGCTTCACTAACAGTTTTATCAGTATCGCAGTTAATATTATCAGAGAAATTCCCCAACCTAATACTTAATGCATCAGCACCAGGATCACCTTGTCCGCCATCAATACCATCTTTTACTATAGGAATAGATTGGGTATCTTTATAATTAGTTGTTGTTCCAGCTTCATATAATTCACCTTTAATAAGTTTAATCTTATTACTAGATGGTTTATAAATGTGTGAATTCTCATCTACTCCTGAAGTATATTTTAAATCAAAATTTTCTCCATCCGTGGACTCATAAATTTTAAATCTACCTGAATAAGCTGTATCAGGGTTATTGCCTACTCGTTTTGTAGCAGAAAATGTCACTGTCTCAGGAACAAACACATCATTTTTATCAATCTTTAAATAGGACAAATCTGAATTAATATAGTAGAAAATTGGGTCAGCAGCATCAGCACCAGATCTATCTTTATGAACAGTAAATCTTTTATTTAAAGTAGTATAACCTGAACGTGTAGCAATAAAATCTACATATCCAGTCTCTACAGTAATACCTGTGACAGTATATACAAAAGTCTTTGAATTAAAAGTTCCTGTAATTCCATCACTTGGAGTAGCAGTAATATTCCAATTAGCTGTATCATCTTTTGAACCTTTTAATATAGTAAATTTAGTATTTGCTCCATTTAAAGACGTTGGGTATAATTCTCCATTTGCTTTAGTAGGAATTGACTGAGAATCATTTGTTAAATTACAAGTGATTGTTGCTGAACCAGCTGCACCATTACGAACTTTCCAAATTTGATGAATGTCAGAAAGATTTTCTGTGTTTGTTACAAGTTTAATCACCGCCATATCTCCCACAAATACATTATCTGTATCATTAACAGTAAGAGTAGTTGTATTAGAAGAATCAGGATATACTTCAAAACTTCCATCAGCTTTTTTATACTGCCATTGTTTTACAGTTGTATTTTCTAATGTTGCGGTAAGTATAATAGATGGGGCAGAAATAAGATTTCCTTCTCCGTTATACTTAAAAGCTGTTTCACCTGTAATATCACATTTAGATAGTTTTTTTACATTTTTAATAAGACCAAAAGTCATCTGCGCTTTTGCTTTTACTTCAACACCTTCTGCATCAGGGTCACGATAAGTAATTGTACAAATGTATGTAATTAAATCTGCATCAGCTAAAACATTTTTTGAAACAGTTAATACTCCACCTGAAACCTTTTCTCCTGTAACTAAAGCAGTTGGATTTCCTGAGCCAGCTTGTCTTTCCCACACAAAACTAAGACCGTTTGAACTTAAAGTCATCATTTCACCATTTAATTCAACAAAGGGTGTTAAAACTAAATTGTTTGTTTCCCAGTTGGGAGAATAAGCTGGCGATTCATTTGGATCATAAACAGTTGTAAGGGGAAGAGAAGAGCCTAGCCATGCACTTAATTTCCCTACATCAGAAACATCAATGATGGTAATTCCACCATAGGCTTGTTGTTTTGCCATACAAAACCTCCTTTATCTACTTTTACTTTGTCGAATAGAAGCTTTTGCCAGTGTTTCTCCATCATAAGAAAAAGTGCAGGTAAAATACGCTGCACTAAACATCACATCACTTCTATTAATTGTTATTGTTTTTGCTCCACTTGAATGTTGTTCATTCCAATATTTATCACTAGAAGAATCATATGTAGAACGTTCCCAAGTAAAACAAGAATCTTTGTATTTATCAGTTACGTTTTCATTATTTTGAAATAAATTTACCGATATGGTAATTTGAGATATTTTCCTACTCGTATTGACTCCTTGAGGAGTAACAAATCTTATCTCAAAAGGTATAGAATCATTAATTTTAGAATTTAAATTTTTAAGAGATTCGTTGGTACTATTTTGAAATTCTGTATATTTAACCCCAAATAAATTTCCACTTCCATCAAGAATATTTTTTATAGAAATATTTCCATTTTTATCCGTTTCAACAATCGGGAAATTTAATTTGGACTTTGAAATAGTATCATTAGAAATCATATTTCCAATAATTGTACTATCAGGTATACCCTCTTGTGTAATACCATTCTCGTCAAACATAGCAGTTTTACCATCAGTACCTTTTACAATAAAATTAAAATTACCATTGCCATCTTGTCCAATTTGAACTCTAATATTTCCATCTTTATCATAAAATTGCTGAGTAGAATCTTTAAATGCAATAGATGGGTTTCCATTACTAGATATTAAAGTTATTAATTCAGCAGTAGCAGAGTGAGTCATTAAATCTGCAACAGAAATTTTAGAAGCGATTAAATTTTTAATAACACCTTCATCAATTACAACATTTGCGGCTGTTAAATGAATTGCTTCTAAATCTCCGACTGTACCAGTTCCTGCTAAAAGATGTTTAATATTACCTACAGTTGTATTAAGTTCAGATGTATTTATTTGCTTATTAACAAGATCAATAATTACATTTCCAGATTCATCTTTAATTAATTGAGTTGTTAATTCTTTAAAAAATCCTTTATCTGCGTTAAGAATTTTCGTTGTAAGAATATCTGTTTGGATTGATTCTGATACAAGAGTTTTAAATTCTGCACTGTTAGCTTTTATAAGTTGTGCCGTAATTTGGTCACCATCTATATATTTAGAATAAAGATTTGTGAAATTTCCTGTAATACCAGAAACTGTTCCTGCATTATTTTTACTCATGTAAGCATTAAAAGAAGAACTTCCAAGTAATGATTTTATAAATTCTGGTGTAATTGTGTAAGATGTGACATCTTTCGAATTTCCTGCTGAAAGAGTAAGTGCATTTTTCTGTGCTGATAAAGCAGAGCTTAACAAATCATTGAAATCATTTTTCTTTGTTTTATATCTTGTTACAGATGAAAAGGTAAGTGTAAAATCACCTTGATAAATACAAGGATTGTAAGTAATTCCTGTAACTCTTAATTTTTCAAATGTACCATTATTATTGATTTCTGCGTGAATAAAATTGTAAATATCTAATGGTTCAATTAAGCATTGAAATTCTTCTAAACCATAAATATTATCTAGGGTATCTTCCCATGTGTATTGTGGGTGAGAAGCTGCGTATAAACGCTCAACTGCATCTAAGTATAGCTTATATTCCTTTTCAATCTTTTCAACAGAAGAAGTAATAGATGTTGAAATAATGTTTTCATTCTTATAATCTGTATGCTTATAAAGTTTCTTTAAAAGAAATTCTTCATATTTCGTAAAAGCAGGATATTCAGTTTGTACGTTTTCAAAATTTTCTCTTTTTACATTTTTCGCAATCGTATCATATTCAGATTTATAATTATTTCTTTCTGAAATTAAATTGTCATATTCTTTTTGTCTTTCTGCAAGAGCAGATGTGCAATCATCATATAACTTTTTATAGTCAAGATATAATTGATGATAAGAATTATAAACTTCTTCTGTGCTATCAGTAATTGAAGAATCATATTCCTGAGAATATCTCTCCAATACTCCCATTTGGTCAGAATATTTTTTTTGACAAGATGTAAGTTCATCTACTCCATATAATTTCCAATCAGTAAGGTATGATTTTTGATATTCCTCATCCATTTGAAAATATTGAAATGTAGATGCATTTTCTCCTAACTCTAGCATTGGCGCAGTAATATCAAAAGCTATATTTGTTCCTTCACATAAAAAGTAAATTTCTGAAATATCAGATAGTGCAGTAAAGGTAATCTGAATCCTTGTCCAAGTAGAAGGAATATCTCTTTCTATATAAGTGACTTTTGAATAATCATTATTATCATTAGATGAACAATAACCTAATTTGATTTTATTAGCATTTGCTGAACGAATAAAAGCACTTAAAGTATATGTACTTCCTTTAGAGGTAGATATTTCCTTTTGTTTTATTCCGCAAGAGTTGTTATTACTATGAATTGTCATGTAACGAGTTGCGCCATAAACAGGAGAAGTATCAAGTACATTACATTCACTAAGAGAACTTCCAATTCCATACCAATTAGAAGATGTGATAAATGTTGCATTTTTTAAGATATTTCCAGAACCATAATCTTTAAGAGATTCTTTAATATTATTTGCTTCGGAATCTGTTGTGCTTACAAGTTTATTAATGATTGTAGGAAGGATGTAATTTACAATCTGTTCATATTTATCCCAATCTGCGGATTTTTTCAAAGCATCTAAATCAAAACTTCCATCTTCTTTTATATATTCAGATTCATAAGCACGAATTAAAGCAGTATAATCGTCATATGCCTGCATTAAATCTTTAATAGATTTACTTGACCAATCTTCTGTTGATCCATCTATAGGAACTCTTGATTTTACCTCAGTAGCTTTTTCCTGTACATCCACATATTTTTTTTGAAGATTAATATAATCTAATCGTTTAGATTCTCTATATTTTACCCATGCTTTATACTTTTCTTTTAAAGATGTAGGAATATATCTTTCGTCTTCAAGAAGATATGAATAATCTTCAATATCTGTATCGCCAAAGTTTACTGAAACAATATTATCAATTCCTTCGCCACCAGATACAGTAACAGTAGTAAATAATTCATCCTTGCGTGTAGCTTTTAAAGAATTCTGTATATTGCGCCAACCAATATAAACATTTGTATCTTTCCCAATATGGTCTACATAAGTTGCATTAATTTTACAATTAATTGTATCAAATGTAAAAATACAAGAAAATGCATTTGAAACATCCTGCGTAAGAACAGAATATAAATCTGAATTGTCAATATCAAATGCATAAGAATCTTCTGGAAGATATGTAGGATTTTCTAATTCTTGTCCAGAACTATCTATATGGTGAGGCATGGTATCAATTTCACCAATCTGCCAAGGAGAATCTGCAATATTATCTACCCAATTATCAATTTCATTTCCATCGCTATCAATTACTTTTTTTGAAGGAATTAAACCTGCATGATGTAAAAGAATATGTAACAATGATAATTCTGGTTCATCTGGATTATGAAATTTTACTGTTGGAATACCATTTTTATATTTATCAGGATATTTTTCTTTTGGATATTTAGATTGGAACATCATTTCATAAGATGATTCTGTGCCTTGTCCAACTTTAAAACGCTGAATGTCGTAATTCTGTAATCCAATCTCATATGATTCAGCTTCAATGGTTTTACTTTCAATCTTTCCATCATGATTTACTTCTGGCGGATTTTTAATGATAAACCAAATTCCATCCACAAAGATTTCCATTAATTCATCAAGATAATCATACCACGCACTTTTTTCACCATTGAAAGATTCATAAGCGACAAAAGATAAAGAAACAGTATTATTTCCTTTTTTATTAATCTGAGCAGTTGAATAATCAACTCCACCAACAACACCCAAAAGTCTTTTTCCTGGCTGTGCAATATATATAAACTGTTGGACAGCATATTTATTTGTATAATCCATTAATATGCACCAACCTTTCTATATTCTCTATATTTTATTTTGACAATTGCGTTACCAGAAAATTTTACTTTATTTTGTCCAGATAACAATTTAAACCAATATATTTTTTGTGGGTCTACAATATTTAAATCAGTAAGAGGAATTAATGAACCTATATAGTTCTTAATGGTAAGTCGCTGACAATCAATGTAGATTGTATTGTTTGCGCCTGTGGGACTAAACGTGATAGAAGATGAGTTGTCTGTGATATTTGCCAGAGTGATATCTTTATCGTCTTTTGGGTTAATCTCAATAACAGGATAAATATAATTCTCTAAATCATCTGTATCATTCTGAATAGTATATTCCTTTTCACTTTCTGTAAGTGTAAGAGTTTTTTCCTCACTATATCCAAATGGAGAATCACAATTAATTGTAAATTTTAATCCTATAATTTCTTGAATAAAAGTAGATTCTACATTTTGAATTGTGACGAAATAATCTACATATTCATCTGATTCCACAGCATTATCATAATCTGTCATATGAAATAATTCTGGGAAACGTGGAGATGTAAGCCATGCATTAATCTTTCCGATTTCTGAACGAGTGAAAAAATTTTTATCAGAAATAAGAGGGTCTTTAACCACAGTAACAGTAAATTGAAGAGTAGAAGAGTAGGTTGCGCCAAAATGATTTGGACGTTGCCTAAAGATATTCATTTCTCCAATATTAATCGTTCTTTCCAACCCCATAGGAATAGAATCTAACATATCAAAAGATACTATTTTTAATCCAAAATCTTTGGACGACTTTCCATTAAAATCAAAATATTTACCAAAAATAGCCATGTTTTATACCTCCTTTCTGATTTTTTAATAGAAAAGAGTACCAGAACTTTGACATTCTGATACTCTGAATCATAAAAATATTTATTTTACAGTTTCGTTTTATAACCAGATTTTTGTCTTTGGTCTGTTAGTTGTTTCACTATGTAATCATAAGACATTTCTTGCATTTTCTTAACCCCGGGGAATGTGTCCTTATCAATACTTCCTTGGACAATCAAATTATTTTCAATGTTGATATCTCCCATACCACCATTTTTCATCATAGCGTTTGCTTTCTCAACATTGCTAATAAAATCTGGTACTAAATTTTTAACAGGTTTCTCAGGGAGAATCATTTCCCCTAAACGTGCAGTGATTAAACCTTCATCCCCATTTGCAGTAATAACATTACTTAAAGCAGGAATTACTTTTGTAATATCATTTACAGGAACAAGTTCATTTGCAATTCCACCTTTTGCAAATCCTTTAATGCTGGCTTTAATAGCAGATGCTTTAATACTGCCCATTATTTTACTAGGATTTATGAGAGATTCTCTTACTCCATATTTACTTAATTGATTTATATAACCCTGTGCTGTTTTTTTAGCTTGAGATTCTTTTTCAACTAAGTTATTATGGGTTTTTGCGGCATCAAGACCTTTTCCCTTTTTAAGACTTTTCGTACTAATAGATTCATGAGCTTTAACTTTCTTTTTCTTGGCATCAGCGAAATTCTTCCACCAACTGCTTTCCTTCATGTTTTGAACATGTCTTTCAGTTTTTCCCCATGCGTTAGCATATGATTCATTAGCTTTAACTAATCCAGCCCGAAGAGATTCTATTTTTTTATTTTTTTCATCTTGTGCTTTTTTCGCCTGTTGTGCCGCTTTTTGTTTCTTGGCAGCTTCTTGTTGCGCTTTAATTGTTTGCTGGCGATGCCATTCTGCCTGCTGCTCCGATAAATCAATTTTGGAAGCACCATTTACTGTGCTATCATTAAGTTCTTGTTTCTTAAGAATATTATCAGCTTTATCTGCATTTTCTCCTCTTCCGATATTATTTACATTAATATCATCAACAGTAGAAGTAGTAGTTCCGTTTTTAACATTTTCAATATTATTACTTAACTCAGTTTGAGTTTTATTTGTAATATCTTTTGTAAAAGTATCAACAGAAGTACCAGACGATGCAATGATATCTCTGATTTTCGCATAAGCTTCATCATAAGATTCAACCATACCGTCAAGCATTTTATTAACAACATCGGTCTGCATTTTAGAATTGCTATCTAAAGCAGTTAATGTTTTATCTAATGCATTGGATGCGTCTTCTGAAACTTTATCATATCCTTCACTACGAAGTTCATCTTCATGATCTCTTACGGTTTCATTATAATCATCTTGAGCATCTTTAAGCTGTGCTTTCAATTCTTCCAAACGTGCTTTTCCTGCGGCACTAGAAGTACCTTCTAAGGCTGCGATTTCATTTTGAAGAATATTAATATTCTTATTTTTTTCTTTTAAAGTCTTATCGTAATTGTAATAATCCTTTTTCTTTTGTAAAGCATCTTTTCTTTTATCAATGTTCTTTTGAAGAAGTTCATTTTCTTTTTGAAGAGAATTTTTGTAAATTTGTAGAATTGCATTTCTACTTTCTTTGACAGTAGAAGCTTCTTTCTGTTGAGCCTCAATAAGTTCTCGTTTCTTTTCTGTCCATTCTTCCTCTGACATTGAAGTATCTGTATAAGAATTACCTAAAGCATCAAGACCCTTTTGATAATTTGCAATAGCTGTTTGAGCTTGTTGAATTTTATTTGAATTTAGAAGAATTTGTGCATTACCAGTATCAGTAATTTTTCCATCATCTGCAACAATTTCTGCATCACCCATGAGGTTAATTAAATGATCCATATCGTTGATATTATTGTCAAGAATTTCGTTTTCACGTTTGAGTTTATCAAAACGAAGTTCAATAATATCATTTAATTTTTCTTCACGATGTTGCATACGGTCATAATTATCATTCTCTAAGTCAAGAATTTCTTTGCGAATTTGAACAGCTTTTTCACCTGTAAGATTAGGGTCACCTGTATTTTTGAGTTCTACCAAACGCTGTTTCTTAATATTTATCATATCTTGATTGGCTACGATAATATTATTGTCAGTAGTCATTTGATTCTTATAGGTTTGTTCTAATCGACTATCACGTTCTTTATTAGAAATGTTCTTTACACTAATCAATGATGCGAGAGAAGATAATTTATCCATAGCAGAAGTCCATTTATCAATAGCAATCTGTTTTAGATTATATGTTACTTCTCTAATTTGCTCATTTAATTCTTCGTATGAAGTTTTAGATTCATTTAAAGATTTTATAATCTCGTTATATTTTGTTTGTGCTGCTAAAGCTTCTTCACTATTCGCACCAAATCGTTTTCTGGCAGTTTGAAGTTCTTTTGCATAGGCATTAGCCTCTTGTTGAAGAATGGACGTTTGTGATGCCTGTTTACTTCTTTGAGAAATTAAATTTTTATGATATGCTGAATTTAAATCTTCTGAACCACCTTTAGCTCTAATCATTTCATTTTCAGAACTATAGATATCTTGTTCAGATTTATATAAGTCATTTACGGTATCATAATAATCTGTAATAGAATCAAGCTTTTTTTGTTCTAACTCATATAGTTGTTGTTGAAGGTCAAGCTGATTTGTACGACATTCTTCTGCTTTATCCCAGTATTCCTGATATGATTTAATAAACTCTTGTGCTTTTTCACCATAGGAATTAATATTAATCGTACCATTTTTAATCTTTTTAATAAGATTCTTTGCTTGTTTTGGCTTAACAATCTTACGTTTTACAGCTTGTTTCTTAACAGTATTTGCCTGTTTTCTATATCTAATAACAGCCTTTTTATTGGTAGAAACTTCCTTATTTGTATTCTTGTAGGCGTTTTCATAATTAGAATTTCTTCCTCTTAAAGTACGAGAATTTTCAGCTTTCTTTTCAAACCGTTCTGTTTGAGTTTGAAGTCTCTTTAAGCGTACTTCAATCCAATCAAAGAATCTCTCAAGATAATCTTGAAATTTTTCTAAGGCTGTTTTACCTTTTTTTGTGGTTTTCTTTTTGGATTTATCGGAGTTGGATTTAGTTTTCTTTGTGGTAGAAGGAGTAGTAGATTTCGTAGTTTTCTTATTCTTATTGGTCGATGTGGATGATGTGTAATATCCAGGTCTATGTCCACCTTTTCCTGTTTTAGCTCTAGCAGTTGTTCCATTTAAACTGCCATGAGCATAAGCAGTAACATCATCTAAATAATCATTATCAAATACATCGCTTAAATCATCAACTGTACCTGTCGCAAAAGCAGACATACCACCAACAATTTTTGCATGACTATTGGTAATATATCCCTTTTCTTCCAAAGATTTCATTTGTTCCGAATATGTTTTCTATAATTCGCTACATTATAGAGGATAAAATTTTATCCCTCATAGTTTCCTATGAGTCCAGACTATATCAGTATGTGAATAATTTTATATTAATAATTTGCTTTTTAAAATAGTAGAAATATTATTTAATTCAGTATATGGAATACAAATAAATTTTATATTATTATTTTTACAATATTTTTTCTTTATATCATCATGTCTTTGTTGAATTTTAAATCTCTCTTCACCACCAAAAAATTCAACAGGTTCATAATGTTGTTTCCCTTGATATTCAATACATACATTGATTTCAGGCAAATAAAAATCAAATGGTAATGAATTAATATCTTTACAATCACTAAAACAATATTCTGAAATAAAATTTATTTTATGTTCATTTAAAAAATTACTTATTTTAAATTCTCCATTACTTTGTGATTTTGAACAAGAAGGGCAATATTGTCCTTTTACAGATATAAAAGAATTATAAGATGTTAAAAATATTTGATTACATTTTGGGCAAATAAGTTCTAAATTTTTTGATTTAATATCTATGTAATCTTCTGGGTTTAAAATATTTCCACCATATTTTTCAATAATCTTTTTAACATACGAAGAAGATAATTTTTGATTTTCATATTGACATTGTTTACATCCATGACGAAGAGTTAAAGCGTATATTTTTGTAATTTGTATTCCATGTTTAGGACATATGTATTTTATTCTTGTATTAGAAGTTTTAATATCATCTTTTAAAGAAATTATTTTATAATCATTTTCTTTACAATATTCTAATGCTTTATCATATAAATATTGTTGTCTTTCTTTCAAATTATTATCACTGGTTTTCCGTTGCTTACATCTCAAACAAGCATATGTTTTTTCGTTACGTTTTCTATAATAATCTTTCCATACACATAATAACTCTTTGCCACAATAATCACAAATTACCTTTACCTTTGCATGAGAACCTTTTGTTAAGTCTTCGGCTTTTACATTAAATTCATCATTATATTTTGTAAAAATGTAACCTTTTGATTCATACCAATCTTTATTTCGTTTTCCCCATTGTATAGTTATATATTGATTAGAAGCTAACACTGTTACCTCCTTTTCTGTATAAAAAAATCAAGCATGATTTTTATGCTTGATTAAAAAATAAAATTATTCACATATTTATTTTTTCGAATTACCAATCGCTTGTAATTCTACTCCCATTTCAGGGATAGTCGTTGAACCTTCCTCTATTCGAGGCTTGGCTGCTGATTTCCCATTTTTACGACACTTAGGACATCATTTGTATTTCAACAAATGTGCTTTTATTTCACCATATGTCATCTATATATTTTTTTCTACTTTCGTAACATTCACGTTTGATTTTATTTCATATCTACGTTGTAGTATATATAGCTTTAGGGTGGATACGAATATATCCTTTGTCCCAGCAATTAAATAAAATTTTCTTACACCTGTCACCAGATATAAGCACTTTTTAAAAAAATGATTGAACACAATATCGCCCCTGTGTAAATCAACAAGAGCAGGATAACCATTGTTATAGATATTTAATTTACCATCTCTAACAACACCCTCAGTTCCAACTTCATTAATTAAAGTCTTTTCACTTTTAGGTATACCAACAGATGATGAGTTTAAAGTTCCCTGTGCTTTCGCAGGAACAGAAGGATGGAATGTACCGTTAAATTGATGAGATTTATGCCCATTACTAGAGAATCGTTGACTTCCACCAGATTTATATGCTTTAGTCCCATAAGATTTTGTTCTAACTACATTTACATGTTCTGTAGTTATTGTAACAGTTTTTCCATGTACAGAATCAATTTCACCTTTAATAGATCTAACTGTTCCACTAGCATTATCATTTGCGTTGATAGAAAATGACTTATCTTTTATTTTTTGAGCATTAACTTTTGAAATTGCCTTATCCGCAGTAGAACTATCTCCATTAATAATTGCCGTTTTTTGCTCTGCCGTTAATCCATTCCAAATAGAAACAAGGGCAGTAGCTTTATCCTCAGCACTTAAACTAGAGAATTTATCATTTGCACTCATGGCGTTCCATAAAGTTACGATTGCTGTTGCTTGGTCTTTACCAGATAACTTGGTGTTCTTATCTGGAGCATCCATACTATCCCATTTTTCAATGATAGGAGTAGCGTTGTCTTTACCAACAAGCTCAACTATTTTTTGTTTAGCATCTTTAGAATTGATGTCTTTGTCAATTTTATCAAGTTCTTTTGAATCTACTTTACAGTTTACTTTTTTTTCGACAGGTTTCTTACTGTCACTTTTTATTTTTTTATCAATCTTATCAACTTCATCTGTATTAGTAGTATATTTTACGGTTTTTTCTTCTGTATTTTTTTTATTTTTTTTAGAAGATTTTTTATTTCGTTTTGCTTCGTCAGGTGCTTTAACTTGAATTTTATCTTCGTTAACACCCAATGTATTTGCAGATGTCTTTTTTGCATTAGCACTATACTTATTAAGATTATTTAAATCATCTCTATGACTCTTTGAATAACTTTCCCAGTTTTCACCAGAATGTATAAAATCTTCAATAAATTTTTGTTGTTGTTCCCGAATAGAAGATGCTTGTTGTTGTAATAATGTCTTTTTATTTTCATCATTAGTTAACAATGTAGCTCGTTCTATTGCATCAGCAGTATTACCAGCTAATTGGAAATTTGCATTTTTCTCTGCTTTTTTAGCATGAATATTCTTGCCATTTTTATCGGTGTAATGTTTAGCATCTTGGATAGTTTGTTTTAAAGTTTGTTTTTGTACAGCATTATATTGACCCCAAGATTCATTTGTATTTGAAGTTTCTGCACTGTTTTTTGCTTCTTGTAACTTCAATTTAAGGTCTGCTAAATTATACTCAAATTTGATTTTTACAACTTTTTCTTTTGTAAGATCGGACATATCTTTGTTATATTTTTTAACATTTTTATCCCAACCTTCAATTTTAGTTCCAAGTTGTTCTTTATATCCACCTTTTCCATCATCTTCTAATTTATCATAGATTTCTTTGATTCCAGAAAGAGATTTTTTATATGTAGTTAGATTTTCTCCGTTCCAATTCATGCCCGAAAACTCAAATCCATAACTACTAAGATTTTTCATTGCTGTTTCAGCAGCACTAACACTAAGGTCTAATTCTTTTGCGGCTTTTGCAGAACTATCAAATGCTTTTGTCCAAGTTATATCGCCATTGTCATTTTCTTTTGCTAATCCGTGTTCTTTTAAATCATTTATAAAATTATTGACACTATCCATTGGATTATCAGCATCAAAATAGCGTTTTCTCTTTTTGTTTGCTTCTTCCCATTTTTCTGCATATGCATCAGCATCAAATTTAGTACCTTTTTTATCGGGATTGATTTTATCCCAGAACATATACTGAGTAGATTCTTGAAAATCATCAGTACCGATTTTACCTCTCTTATAGAGGTCATCTGCCTGAGATAAATAATCAGACATTTTCTTCCATTCAGAATCCTGATTTTCTGTATTATCAAAAGCATTGGTTACACTGTCTACTGTACCATCAAGATAATCATTTGTCTTTTTCGCAGACTCAGAAGCTTTATCTAAGTAATCTTTAAGCTGTGAAATTTTATCAATTCCTAAATCATTTAAAGACAATCCAATACTACTTAGAGCTGTCTGTAAATCCTGTCCAGAATTAACAGCATCTTGTAATTCTTCTTTAATAGCGTTTTTACCCGTAGAGCCATCGAAGAATGTATTTAATGAACTTAACGCTTTTTCTGTGCTATTAAGGTCTTTGTTAGAAATAGCATTTACTATTGATTTAAGATTATTAAATCCTTTACTATGTTCAGCAAGTGCTTCAACACCCTCGCCATTAACAGATAAAGCTTTCATCATAGTAGATAATTCTTCTTGTCTACTATCCAAGCTACTTCCAATTTTATCTTTTGCTGTTTCTGCTTCTTTAATCTGTTTTTCAATCGCTTTCGATTCAGAAACAGAAGTAGCCTTTGATTGTTTTTCACGAAGTTTTGCGATTTTATCAGAATATTCCTGATATCCTTTCAAATCCTGTGCAGTCGCATCTATTACATTTTGAGGTCTAGGATTTGTACCGACTCCTACACCTGTACCTGCACCAATATATTCATAATTACCATCTTCATTTTGAATAACATTAGGACTGACTTTCTTTTTCAGATTCTTTTCGGCATCTGCCGCAGCTTCTTTTTGTTCTTGAGATAGAATATTCTGTTTATTTTTCAGAGTACCTTTTAATTGAGTATTTGCAACTTGAACTTTCTGAACTTCCGCTTGATCCACTAAAGAAATTCCACCTACACTATTAATTTTCTGAATAATAGCATCTACAGATTCTAAACCAGAAACATCAATGTCATTATTTGTGGCAATCTGTTGTAAAGATTCTTTATACCCATTAACCTTAGACTGTAAATCATCAACTTGCGATTTTGTATCTTGAACACTCTTTAATGATTTACTTGTATTTCCGTAAGCACCATTATAGGTTAATCCGAATTTACTATCTACAGCCTTAAATGCTTTATAGGCGGCAAAGATAGACGTAAGGCTGATGCCTAATTTGCCAATATTAGTGCCAGCAAATTTCTTTAAAGACTCAAATGGAATTGAAAATAAATCTTTATATTCTTTATTTGTTTTTGGATTATATAAAACTTCTTTAATTAATTCAGCATATTCTTTAACTTGCATTGATATTTATAAATAATTGTTGGATTTATTATATAAATATGATAAAATATACTAAATATTAAACGAAAGAAGGTATTTATATGGCACTTATAAATTGCCCTGAATGTGGGAAAGAAATATCAGATAAATCAAAACAGTGTATTCATTGTGGTTATCCACTAGAAGAATCTAATAATGATAATAAAAATACTGCGTATTCCATAAGATTGATACATTGTGGTGAGCAAAAAGTTAAGCTTATCAAAATTATTCGTGAAATTACAGGATTGGATTTAAAAAGAGGAAAAGACGTAGTAGACAATCTCTTACTCATAAAAACTAACATCTCTTTAGATGAAGCTAATTCTATTAAAAAACAAATAGAAGAAGTGGGAGGTGCTGTCAAAATAACAGAATTTAATGCTAATGATGTAGTTATCTCTCAAACAGAATTAAACATTCCAAAATGTCCTACCTGTGGTTCTACCGATATTCGCAAAATATCAACAACTTCAAAAGCAGTAAGCGTAGGATTATTTGGTATATTTAGTTCTAAAATCCGCAAGCAATTTCACTGTAATTCATGCAAATACGAATGGTAGAAAAGAGGAACATATAAAATGCTTGATGAACAAATTATTGACATACTATCAAAATATAAAGATGAAAATTCTCAAGAGATTGCTAATATCAATAACGCTATTAACTCTATTAAAAGAGAGTTAGAGAATGTACAAGCTAATTTATCTCTTCAAGCTTATAAAGAGTTAGCTGATTTAAATAAAAAAGATAATAATATGTTCCTTCAAAAATCTCAAGATGCTTTATATCTTAAAGAGTATTATCAAAAATTTGATACTTTTCTTATTCCTATAGATACAGAAGAAGAGGATGACAATAAATTTGATAATAATGAAACTGTACAATCCTCTAAAGAATCCGATGAATCTTTAGAATTATATCTTACTCCTGATGAAGTATGCCCTTGTTGTCATGCATCAATGAATAATGTTAAAGATTACTATTATAATTCTTCTGAAAAAGATTATAAACAAATCTCAATTTTTAAATGTGATGTTTGTGATAAAAAGTATGTCACTTTTGAAGAATTAGAAAGCATTCAAAATAATATTGATCGTACAAATATTTCTCTTTATATGAATTATCATCACCTATTAGATATTCATAGTAAAATAACTTTACAGGTAAAAGGAACGACAGCCAGTTGTATAAATAAAAAACACACAATCTCAGATATAACTGTTCAAATTCCTGTGATATATGAATCGGGAGATATAGGTTTCGAAATTTCACACGCTATATATTGCCATCAATGTGATGCTTATATCATTTTAAAAAATGATTTTGATAAAATAAATGGTGTTATTTTATGCAAAGTAATAGATGAAACTTTTGAAAGTAAACCTGTATCTAATAAATTTGGGTTTGATGAAAAACAATCTGAATTATATCAACATGGATACAATGTTCAAAAGAAAAATCCATTATCAGATAAGCAACGTCATTTTATATTATTATCATTATTAAATACAGGAATAATGAATTTAAATCAAATTTGTACGCATTTAGATAAACTAGTACAGATTCACAAGAAAGACAATAATTTTGCATTAGCTATAAAGAAATGGAAACGTGATCGTGATTTTATTACATCAAATTCCAAAAACTTTTCATCTTATACAGCTGATAAAATCGTATTAAAATTTAGTTGTAAAAAATCACTTGCACCTTATTAATTATACAATCCCACTTCATTTTAATTCAGAATGAGGTGGGTTTTGTTCCCGTTCCTTTTCTAATTCTTCAATCTCTTTTTTAAATTTTCTCAAATCTTCTTTTGTCAATAAGATGTCATGTAATATATCGA